AATAGCGTATCCGATTGACCTAAGAAAACCAACTATTCCCCCAACATGAGCTCCGTCATCATTGAGAGTTGGTATAGCGCTGAAACATCTTATGAATGTATTCAAGCCATCTATAATCAATACTTTGTCGTTAGGTTCTTCTGAATCTAACTCACCACCTTTTTTCTTTATTTCCTGAAGTATTGATAAATACTTACCATTACTCACCGACCACCTCATTTGTCATCTCAACATCATCAATACCTAATTCAGCTTTTGAATATTTAAGTATTACTTTATCACATATTAGTTCGTAACAATGTTGTTTAAACTCTTCATCCTCTAACTTTTCAGACCAATCTTTAGATTGAAACTTAATCTCTTCACCATTATGGTCTTTCATAGTATACCAAGCACCACCAACTTTGGCAATATTGTGCTCTTTGAGAACTTGTAGCCAACTACCCTCATCATCTATACCACTTTCAAAGTAGAGTGGAAACTCTGCTTTTCTAAGTGGAGGACCCAAACGATTCTTAATTACTTGTGCCAGAATAGTCATACCAATAACATTCTTTTTAGAATCTTTTATCTGTCCTTTATTCTTTAGACGAATACGAGTCGATGCGTGAAATGGAAGAGCTTTACCACCTGATGTAGTCCACGGGTCTCCAAACATTACACCGAGCTTTTGTCTGAGTTGATTTGTAAAAACTAATCCGATTCTCTGTCTTCCAATCATCTGAGTAATCTTTCTCATAGCTTTACTAATCACAATAGCCTTTGAAGTAGCCCAACCATCTTTGTCGTAGTCTGCGTTTAACTCAACTTTAGTTGTGGCAGCTGCCAATGAATCTACTAAGATAGTTACTAACCTATCTTTATCTGATTCACGAACTTTAGTAACAATCTCTTCGATAGCTTCGAATATATCTTCTACTGTTTCTAAGTGTAAGTATAACATCTTATTTATATCTACACCTATGACACCTAAGAAATCTTCACTAACAGCAGTTTCAGTATCTATATAAACTGCGACACCACCTTTTTTCTGAGTCTCTGCTAGTAGATGAGCACCGATTAGAGATTTACCACTACTTTCCAAACCATTGAGTTCTGTGATTCTACCAACTGCAATACCACCATTAGGGCGATTAGAAATAGCCAAATCCAACATAGTTGAACCTGTTGAAACAAATTCCTTAACATCTGTGGGTGTACTGTCTGTACCATCTAAGAAGTAAGCAACTTTGTAATCTTTGAATTTCTTATTTAGAGAGTCGGCTAGAACCCCAGCTAAATCATCTTTAACTGACATATATTTCTCCTAATTAAAAGTGGGGGCAAAAGCCCCCACTAACTTTATTTACTTATTGAACAACTCATCGAAAGCAGCGCTGGCATCTTCAACTTTAGCCGAATCAGCAACAACTGCCGAAACTGGCTTTTCAGTTTCTTCATCACTACTATCATCAGAACTTGGATTCAACCACTCATTAAGAACATCTGTTAGTTCCTCATAAGATAGTTCCTGATATAGTTCAGTAATATCTTTCTGATTTTCTAACAAAGCCTCTAATTGAGCTTTATCTTCTGTGATAGGAGTTTGGTTTGGCTTTACACGAATTGAAGTAGATGGAAAAGATTTTCCTGTCTCTTCAGCTGTTTTGAACTCTACAGAAACATCACGACCATTGACAGCATCTGTGATATCACCATAGTCTGGATCTGCAATTACAGAAAGTAATTCCTGATAAACAGTCTTACCAAAACCCCAAAAACGAACACCTTGAGTTTCTTCACCTCTAACAATGATAGGAGCAAAAGTTCTCATCTTAGACTCTAACTTACGAGCCATCTGATACTCTTCTCTGTTACCACTTGTTTTAAGTTTTTGAGCAAACTCTTCAATTGGGTCTGGACGACCAAAAGTGATTGGTGACAAATAGGTTTTGTTATTCAAACCAAAATGAAAGAACAATTCAATAAAAGGATTATCCTTATTGTGTTTGTAAGGCAATACTCTTATGATTTGTTTTCCTGGTTGAGGTTTCCATAGGTTTGAAGTCCTATTGTTTGTTGTTTGAAGCTGATTAAGACGCTTACGAATAGAATTAATATCCATTTTTTATTCTCCTTATTAGTTAATTTGCATTTGTTAGTTACCATAGTAACCATTTGATAATAAGTATCTGACACTTTTGCCAAATACAATTTTATTTTATTTTTTTGTATCAACAATCTTATATATTTTAGTAGGTATTTTGTTTAATCCATTTTCATTTGTTAACAACAAGCTATTCTGATAATCTCCCCACGGTATAGGAAATCTCTTATCCAACACGCCATTATTCAAACTTCTTATAACTTCGTTTAATGCGTTGATTGTATACAATGTGTTACTCTGTTTCTTTCTATGTAATGATATGGTGTTTGGAATGTCTTCGGGATGATTTTCTTCATCGTATTCTACATTGTAAGTACATATCAATTGATTTCTTTCTTTTAGATTCTGAAATACATATATCTTCTCATACAGAATATCATTACATAGCTCTATTAATTCTAATATATCGTCAAGTTTATCAACTTGAGTGAATGTGCAAAGCAGTTGAGTTTTCATATTAACCTTTAATTTCTGGCTTCTTCGCTTTAATTTCAGATGGATTTCTGTTAGTAGGAGTAGCTGTTACACATCCTTTCTTTGTTTTAGAGAAACCATAACCTGGATCATCTTTAAAGTTCATATAACAAGGCTTCTTAATACCATCGATTTCTTCTGAATATGCTTTTCCAGGTTTACCATCTTTCAATCCTATTTTTTGATTACTGTTTCCGAACTTGGTATACTCTAAATCATTGTTATTCACTGCTTGCATCATTTTCATCTCTCGTAAATACTGTTTAATAGATTCTTTATATCTTTCTTTTTCTTTATCATCCATACAATTACCAGCACCTTTAGCTAAAAACTTTTTATAGAGAGTCTCACCTCTACTCTCAGCATAAGATTCAATATTTTGTGCTTCTTCTTCTGATATTATATTATTTTCTAGAGCCCAATTTTTAGTGTCATCGTATTCATCTCTTCTTTCTTTATTTTTTTCATCCGAAGGTGGGTAATCTGGAGGATCTCTATCCTCTGGATAAAGTGTATAGTAACCATCAAGTAGAGAATTTAACCTTCTTCTTGTTTCCTTACCTTTGTAAACAGTAAGTCTTACTTTATCATCGCTCATTCCTGCACCACCACCTTTGTATTTAACACTTTCACCGCCGACAAATTCTAAAGCTACATTTAGATACTTCAAACTTTCGCTTAACTCATCGGCATCATCTAATCCTAAATCAGATGTATCTATTGCATTAACAATTATAATATCTGATATTTTAAATGTTTCGCTTGATGGCGCATATACTGAATTTCCTTGACTTAATTTTTCCAACATAACCTTTACTTCTGCAAAATCTGCTACGGAATCTTTAAAATCAACACTACTAGCCATATCGACTAAAAGTTGATTCAGTAGTTCATTATATTCTTCCCTATCTTTTTCATTACCTTCGGGATCTTTTATTTTCTTCAGTTTTTGTAAAGTGTCAAATACCTTTTTATTTTCAGGTTTATTTTCAGCACCTGCTTTTGACAGTAAGTATCCAAACCTTTCTTCTGTAACATTAATTATATTTAATGCAGTTTCTCTTCTATCTTCAGGTGATTGCACAGGTCCATAATCAACATATTCAAAATCTTCAGAGTTTGCTAAATCATCTATTTGATCATTATATCTAGCTATTTGTCTGCTAATGACGCTAGCTCTTTTCTGTACTTCTTCTTCAGTCATATTAGGATTATTTTTCCTTACGGCCTTCAGTAGAACATCGTTATCAGGTTGTTTTATTTTTTTCATAGGTTTACCATTAAATTTAATTGAACCATCACTTTGCTTTTCTATCTTAGCAGTTTTTCTTTTATCTGTTAACTTGTTAGGAACTAAAACTTTTTTACCGACAGCGCCCTCAGAAGATCCTCCAACGAAAACATCATATTTTGTTTCCAAATTATTCACCCAATTTTGAAAGGCTGGTGTTTTTACGCTAGTTTTTGTTTGTCCAGGTGGTGGAAATAAACTAACTTTATTTCTAGAAGGATACCACACTTTTGGTTCGTTGATAGCCAAGTATATTTCAGTTCTACCACTTTCTGTACTTATGAATTTTAAATAATTTTGTGCTAACTCTAGCTCTTCAGAAGTTAAATCCTCACCTCTAAACATTTTTTCTATTGTGGTAGAAAGATTTTTCTTTATTTCTTTAGTTAGATGTGGTGGATTATCAGGTGCATTTTCTAATTGTCCATTTACATTTACCATTCTACTTTTTATCATTTTTTCCGGCACCGGAGAAAATGTATCTTCTTTTTCTTCTTCATCTTCTCCTGATTTTACTTTCTCTATTTCGTCATCAGAAGCATTTTTTGTAACTAAGTCTTGTTTGTCTGGATTATGTTTCTGAACAACATATGTATTTCCACTCTTTTTGTTTTTAACAATATCATCTTCATTTACAATGTTATTTAGAAACTCAGCTCTGGCTTCTGAAGCCCATCCAAAATCTACTAATACAGATTCTAACTTCAGTAATTTAGATTTACTACTAACATCTGGTTTCCCGTCTGATGTTCTGTAAGCCCACTCTACTAATATTTTATTTAAGTCTGTAATCATTCAAACTTCTCCGTAATATCCCTCATTGTATGATAATCAGATCCTTTTGATACTTTAACAGGATACTTTTTATTTTGTTCTATTACTTTCTTTACCATTTTTACAAATTTCAATCCATCGTCTATATGAAAGTCAAATAAAAATGAATCATAGTTATACAATACTAATTTACTATTAAAATTCTGAATTTTAGGTAAAAGTTTGCTTAACATTTTCATATTATTTTCTGTTTCCATTAACTGAATAAGATAGTTAAATACCTTATTTTTGTTCATATCAGACAGATTCTTCCTATATATTCTCTTACTATAAATATCAGATTCTATGAAATTATTGGATTTATATCGCTTCCAAACATCATCAATATATACTTGAACTTTAGCAAAAAATGGATTGGTTTTTATTACTTCATCGGGTATGTGTCCATACAAATACTGAAATGAAAGTCCTTTAGCTTCATCATAACTTGTATTATACAGTTTAGCCATATGTTTGTGAACAGAACCTTTTGGAAATTTGTAGTCAACCACATCCCCAATTAGACGAAGATGATAAGCGTCATAGTCCATCTCTACTAACATTCCCTTTTCACCAAACCTACTAATGAATTGCTTTCTACTGCCATCCTTTTTGTTAAGAGCAGCAAAGTTCAAACCACCGAATCTATTTGATGGGCGGCCTGTAGCTGTGTAAGGATTGTATTCTGAATATACCATACCATTGGTTGTCTGTAGCCCATTACTCTCTATAGTTTGTAGTGACTCCAAAACATCTTCGTTATATATTTTGAACACAGAATCATTTTCTTTACGACCAGCAAATATAGATAGTTTTATTTTTTCAACCATTTTTCTACACCACTCTAAATGTTTCATAAGTGGTATCACACAGTTTATATTTGACTTTTTGTAGTATTGTCTGGCAAAAAACTCGTGAGAATTTGTTGTTACTCCTTCTAAATCTATAGTATCATTTTGTTCTAAATAGTATCTCATATTAACATCAGATACATTTTTCCAATCAAAGAATGATAATAACTTTTTCTTATCATATGTAAATACTGTTTTAGAAGTCCAAATATTTTCTAATTTAAGAGAACTTAGATTTAAAGCATCCGCATGCCTAAATGGTAGAATAAACTCTTTACTGTTTTCCGATATAGTCTTTACAAAAAGTAAACAAAGGTTTGTATCTTTGGGATGCTTATTGAAATCACATTCTATTGGAATAACTATAGAATCAAACTCTGAAAAGGATTTAGCGAATGATTCAAACTCTTTATCTGTTTCAACTACTACCAATTGTGCGCTTCACTCCATAGTTCTGTTGTTTTAGGATACACTTCTTTCATCTGTTCTAACAGTACCTTAGCATATTCTTGTATCTCCCATTGAGATGTCTTTTCATTTCTTAATTCTATGAAGTTCATAATTGCTTGAAACGATGCTGTCCAATATACTTCGGTATATTGATTCAATGGAAGTATTGCTCTTGCTTGTTCTTTACCAACTCCCATCTGTAATAGATATTTGTATTGTTCTTTTGCGTGAAACACAGCCATATCCCAATGATGTTTTGCAGAACTCTGATTCTCAACTGCTCCCTCTGTTGCTTGTTTGTTATCTTCTGATTGTTGTCTAAAAACTTCTGGTGTATAAAAGTCTTCAACTACAACATACCTACCACTAATCTCATTCCAAGCGTGATCTTTAGTAGAAGAGTTAGATGTTGTCTCTATTCCAACCACGTGTTTATACCATTGTCTCATAACAAACTCAGGAGCTTTTATATGGAACTGAACTTGTAAATGTCTGAATGGAGAATAGTGTTTATATTTTGCTAAATAACGAACTAATCTTTCGTCTGATTTATCAAATTTTGTTTTTCTTTTTCCGAATGATACTCTAGCAGAATTGACGACAGTCAAATCGTTACCTAACGAATCGACAACCTCAATAAAGCCTTTATCTAAAACTTTACTTTTCATATATAACCCTTATTTGTATA